TTCGTTCTTCTTGTCAAAGAACTTGAGAACCTCTGGAGCCAAGCGAAAAATACCGCCTAGCGCTCCGCCCAATATGCCACCAAATACTTCAAACATAATTAGTCCTTACAAGATTTTGATTTGTCTTCATTCTGCATGAGTTTGATACCAGACAGGAACCCAATCATGCCGCCGATAAGAGTAGAAAAAGCGGGTGAAATCATCTTGAAGATTTCTGCGTTGTCCACTTCCTTTGCCCACAAACCTAACATGAAGCTGACCACCATTGCCAATACAGAGATGCACAGGGTCGTGCTTACCATGAGGGTCACCCACAGCGTCAGCTTGTCCTTGGTGTCCGGAGCAGGTTTCCTGACCGGTCTGGGTGGTGGTTTTCTGGTCGTACAAGTTTGTCAATCTCGCGTTTAAGGTTCGTGATGTCAATGTTTATCGTAATCTGCCGCATCCTGTATTCATAAATCTCATACTCGTACTGGTGAAACTTCTTCACCTGCTGGTCAATCTGTACCTGCACCGCACGTTCTGCATCTAGCTTCTCTACCCGTTTGGCAAACGCTTCTGTCTGCACGCTGGTTTGAGGCTGGACAATCGGATACCACTTGTCGTAGCTGATCTTCATTTCTTCTCTCGCTCAAGTGCATCTTTGTATCCATGAATGACTTTAGTTCTGAGTTCTGCCGAATCCGCCGCGCCAGCCCACTCTGACAAGTTGTTCCATATCGCCACATAATCTTGGCTTCGGCAAAACTTTGCATTGTTTGTCAGCCACATAGACATCTGCTGATGGCGCTCGGACGGGTTGTGTATTGTCCAAGCAATCGACCAGAACTCGCGCACATGGCAGCCATTCTTGGCTACGGCTCCAACTAGCCCCAACAGTAGTAACAGTATGAGCCAACGCATTTATCACACCATACTCCATGCAATTATGTACGTGCCATAGATGACGAAGGCCACTATACAGGCCGCCGCAATGAATGCTTCAGCCCAGTCCCACATATTAGTCCGCAGTAAAGTCTGCTTCAATTGCCGCAGGAGGCTTAGCGGCTTCTTGAATTGCTTGGATCAACGCATACACCTCTTGGTAGGGGCGCGTGCCAAGGTAATTCAAGACTTGATTTAACAGTTCAACTGGAATTGCAATCTTCATGCTGTCGGCTCTGTTGGTGTTGGGTATAGATCAGCAGTACGAGCGGTCAACATCAAGTCAGCGGCTCTGTATGCGTCTTCAGCGGTGATCGTTGCTTGCGCACCTGACGAGTACACACCCGTCATGATTGCTGTGGCAAAGTAATCTCGAACTGAGATACCAACTTCTTGACCCACTGGGTTGGCTGGGCCGCCTGTATTGATTTCTGTAGTCATCATTTATCCTTTAAGAAATTTCAACAATGGATGCGGTCACCGTTGCGGCGTACAAGAAATTACTTGGTGTAGTTGTTTTACAGACGCCAGCAAGATTATTACCAACTTGAGAGCCTACTAAATTAGTTCCGTCTATCATCCAACCATTAGAGGGGTTCACCGCAAGGGTTCCAGCAAACGAAGAGCCAAGACCTGCATATTTTGCCGGTGTGGTGTTATCAAATAAACCTGTAGCTGTTGTTGAATTCCAAATTTGACCGTTTACGCCTGTAGAAGTTACATAGTAAGTGCCACCAACATAGTTAACTTTGTTTGGAACACCACCTACATCCATCCAATAATAATTAGTGTTAGCGTAAGAAATAAAAGACCCGTATGTAGTTATTACATTGGTAGATGTAAAATATCCGATGACATAGCCGTAGACGGCGTTGTACGCACCATACAAAAATGTATTACCATTGACTGTTTGAGCCGTTCCAACGCCTCTTGGAATGGGCATACGCATAGCAGAAGTACTAACAGACGGTGTTAAAGCAAATCCATGTCCAGAAGTGTTATTCCAAACTAAATTTGTACCGTCTGTACCAAGTGCCTCACCAGCGTAATATCCACCACCTCCAACAGTTCCCATTCCTTGGTATGCGTACCCATTAGGAGACGCATAGTTAAATTGCGTCCAATTAGCGCCGCCTGTAAGGGTTGATGAAATCCAGACTGTATTTGCGTTGGCAGAAGATACAACATACAAAGTCGTACCAACGGCTTTTATGGATTGAGTACTGCTTGAACCGCCAATTGAAGAGGCTACTAACGTCCACGTTGAGTTATAGGCTGTTGATCTGTAAATTTTCCCAGTGCTACCTATCATATAAAAATAACCATCTACGGCAGACCAGCACACAGAAATCGGAGTTCCAGCCGCCCCAACGGTAAGTGTTGGGTTATAAGTAGTACCAATGTTTGTCCCACTAGTACCGCCCATAATAAAAACATCAGTACCGTCATCGCCAACACCAACCCATTTACCAGAGGAAGGGTCTGCGGCGGCATTTCTACAAGTAAAAGTTCTAGTACTACCACGGGTAGTCCCTGTTGATACTGTAGGGTCTGTGCTTAACATACAAGCATCATTTGTGCCTTGGTTAAGCATGGTCAAATAATATCCGTTCTCCAATCCCCACATTGGGCCAGCATAACTGCCTTGCACAGTAGCTGATGCCCACGTAGAACCGTCTGTAGACTTAAAGACAGCTGTAGTGCCAGATGATGGAACAGCTATAAGTACAGTGTTTGCACCAGCGCAGTTAACTTTGAAAGGGGCGAACGCAGAACCTGATAATAGAACTTCCCACAACAGTCCGTTGGTGGATGAAAATATACTAGGGACGCTTGCTTCATTTTTACTTGTGTAATATTTACCATACGCTGATGAATATTCGGTGGAATAAAAATTGGCTTGATTTCTACCTAAATGTGCTCCTGCATAACTAAACCAAGTTGTAAGGTCTGCACTTGCTAATGTTCCCCATTGGTTATTAACTATCCAGTGCGAACCAGTCCATCCAACATTGTAAATAGCTACCGCTGTACTTGCGACTGCTGTCCAGTAAGCCGTTGATTCTGTCCAAGTGCTTCCGTTGGATGAGGAGTAAACTTTTCCATTGTTGAAATTCATAAAGAAAAGTGAACCGTTACTTACAATTTGTTGGCAATTATTAGAACCAGATACAACAACTGCCGCACCCCAAGTAACACCGTTGTCTGAACTGTAGTAAACAGTTCCTAGAGTATTGTTTGTATTAGCCGCAACCCAAACAGAACCATTGCAACAAAGCATATTCCAACTTGAGCCAAATGGTATTGCCCCTATTTGTTGTGTCCATGTAATTGCATCGGTGCTCGTTGCTACATAAGCACCAGAGGTACAATTACCAACTGCCATGTAAATACCGTTTGCAAACAGAGTAGCTGAGACTGTGTAATTTGACCCGTCAGCAGCCGTAGTTCCTGCCGTGCTCACACTTGGTAACGCATAAGCGCTTCCTGAAGCCGTATAAACTTTTAATTGTTCGGTAGCGCCTAATGTTAGTGGTGCTTGCAATACGTTGTTATTAAAGGTTTCTGTTCCACCAGTAGCTGGGGTTCTATTGCTCGCTTGATTATTTACTACAACGTAATTTTGCCCACTGATTTGTTTAGAAACAGTAAGGGAAACAGAACCAGAAGTTACATTCTGACCAGAAATAGCTTTAACAATCGCTGTTCTACCAACAGGAACTGTATAAATAGTTGTGTTAGTTACGGTTTGAATACCAGTGCTGACTGAAATTGGGGTAGTTGGCATGATGTCCTCTTACGAAAAGAAATAGTACAAAAGTGAGTTGTCAGAAATAGCCAGCGTTTGAAACGTGCGTGGAACTCCAGCGCCGTTTGAAGTTAGCACCTGAGTTGCAGACCCTACAGCAGTAGACGTTGGAACAGCACCCGCGCCCCCACCAAGAACAACACCATACTGAGTCAATGCACCAGACGATGCCAATGTGCCAGCCGCTGTGTAGGCAAGGATGCCACCAGATGTTCCTGAGTTTAAACCCGTGCCACCATTAGCGACTGGTAAAGTTTGAATAAACGCTGGAGCACCAGCGCCACCTGAAGTCAAAATAAAGCCCGCAGTACTTGCGGTAGTAAAAGCAAAAGCCGATCCAGTTCCGTATCCAACACCACCTGCCGTGGGCGTAGCGGTTGAATTTGTGCCGCCGTTTGCAATAGGTAGCGTTCCAGTTACACCAGCAGTCAAAGATACCTGACTCCAAGTCGGTGTTCCCGTACCTTGGCTCGTTAAACTGTACCCAGCAGTTCCAACTGCGGTGAACGCTGTAACGCCAACACCTGATTGGAATGGAACAACACCCGCAGAACCGCCTGCAATGTTTGTTGTAGATACTGCGGCTGGGCCTAATGCCCAACCAACGTTGGAGCCATCATAAACAATGGCAGTCCCTGCAACTGTAGGAGCCGCTAAGAAAGTTGTAGCGCCTGCGCTAGACTGGTATGGGAATCTATTAGACGCACCGCCAGCCAAGTTAGTTGCTGTAGTAGCAGATGTTGCTGAAGTTGCCGTTGTAGCCGATGTTGCGGTTGTTGCAGAGCCTACTGACAACGTAGATTGCGCGACCCAGCTTGGAGCCGCAGCGCCATTTGCTTGGAACACAAATCCGGCTGTGCCAGCCGCCAACATCTGGGTTGTACCCGGTGCAGACTGATAAGGCACTGTGCCGTTAGAACCACCAGCCAAGTTTGTAGCAGTGCCAACAGGAATAGTCGATGGGGCCACCCATTGAGGCGCTGATCCAGTAGACGTTAAAACAAAAGTGTTAGCCCCAATTGGCAGCTTAGTCAAAGCCGTACCAGAAGCGTAGTACGTCATATCACCGGCAGTGTATGAAGACTGGCCTGTGCCGCCTTTATCTGTTAACAGTGTTCCAGTCACGCCCGTAGTTAGAGGCAAGCCGGTAGCATTGGTCAGCGTAGCAAAAGACGGCACACCCAGATTAGGCGTAACTAGGGTTGGTGAATTGCTGAACACCAGCGTACCAGAGCCAGTCTCATCAGTAACCGCCGCTTGCAAGTTTGTGCTGGTTGGTGTCTGAAGCCATGTAGCTACGCCAGTGCCCAAGCTATTAACACCCGTACCGCCCGAGGCTGGTAGCAAAGGAGTGCCAAGCACTAAAGACGGAGCATAGTCAAACGCAACGCCTACGTCAGTGCCGGTGTTATATACCCAAACTTTTTTGCCGTTAGGGACACTTACGCCCGTCTGACCGCTGACTTTAACAGTGACAGCAAACCCGCCAACAGAGTTATTAAAGACAAGATATGGTTTCTGAATGGCTGGCACATTGACTGTACCCGCAGCAGACAAAGTAGCCGTAATGTCTAAAACAAATGCACGGGCTACTTGATATGCGTTGCTATCTGACAGCGTGTATGTCGCTACGTTAGCCGCAAAATCGCTGGTAATTAGCGACGCCTTACCCACAATGGCTTGCTCTAAACCAGATTGTGTAGCAGTTGAACTTCCCAAGTTGACGTTGGTAGTTGCACCCCAAATGCCAGACTGTGCGCCTGTGGGGATAAGTTCAAGCTTTAGGTTGGTGGTATACGTGCTTGCCATTTGTCTACCTTAGTTTGAACTGCGTATTAACGCCGCCGTAGCAGTGTTAGCAGGCATTGTGATGGTGAAAGTGGTTGTTGATGTCTTGTCAGACCCAAAATCTAGCACAGCAATGGACTTGTTGCCTTTGCTGGAGTTATAGATCAACGCACACCTTGCTGTTAATGCGGCAGTCCAAGATACATTAGGAAAGCCAACATAGGCTGTGTATCCAGAAGACGATACCGTGATGGGTGTCAAAATAGAACCGCCCGCTGTGTACCCAGCAGCGACAACTTGTCCGGGTGTGCCCACGGAGTATGCTGTTGTTGTCTCGTTTAAATCGGCAACTGCTGTGTACAAGGCAATCTTGATAACGTCGGTCGTCAAGTCGTGTATGCCTTGATAAAGCTCTGCTTTAAAGCTTGTGGTCTGGGTCTGGATAATGCTCATTGCGGCGTGACCCGTGCTTCTCTACGATACGTATCGGTCTGCTGTTTACCGTCACCCAAGTTCTTCAAGAGTGCCAGCGCTTCCATGTACTTTTGGTTGTACATAGCGGTCATATCGGCCTCACCCTTCATGTAGGCGTTAGCTTCAACCAATGTCCCATACAGCAGCGCAGAGCTAAAATGATCGCCCAACCATGTGTTTGTTGCCGTGACAATAGACTCTGGCATGGCAAAGTAACTTAAGTCTGTTACCAGCGCGGCACTAGGAGTAGGCCCCAGAATAAACTGCAACCGCGTCACAGGTGTTGAAGGGCCATTAAGTGCGTAGTATTGCGGCGTTCCTGTTGCAGCAGGGTTTGGAAACGCCTCTTGCATAAACGAAGGGTCTTTGTTTAGCAAGTATATGTAGTTCCCGCTTGCATCAATTACAGCAAACGAGTACACAGACAGCAGGTCTGTAGGTGCATTAAACGTCTGCACACTTGGCGTTAAAGCCGTAGACGATGTCTTACGTAAATTGGCTAACGACACCGAGTTGTAGATGCGTTGCTCCGCCTGCTGAATCATGGTGTTCATGTCAGTAGTGTCGAAGGTGTTCTGCGTGTAATCGCTTACCGCAGTCACCAATTGAGCGTAAGTCAACGAACCTAGTGTTGCCATATAAAACCTTAAGCCATTGGCCCACGGGCTGTAATGCCCTTAGTCGCCGCGCCATTACCACGGGTGACGATGCCGGTTGTTTTAACGCCAATATCGCCAGCAGCTTTGCTGATGTTACCAACGCTCATATTAACGGTGTCGGCTTTGCCCATATTTGCGCGACCAGCTAAGTCAGCCAAAGCTTCTTTAGCACGGCCTGCGTACGCAGAAGCGGGTAGATTGTTAATCTTGGCCATGTTATTTCCCCTGATTTTTAACTTTAGCCATACCGCGACCATACTGCATCATCATCTCATTGGTCTTACCGCCCTTGGCAAGCTTTGTAGGCTTCTTGCCGGGGTGCATGTTTTTCTCGTGCTTGCCGACAGCAGATTTAATCATCTTCTTGTCTTGGGCTAAATCTTTCTTGTCCATATTAGACTCCTATGTAACGGTTACTGTAACTGTACCAACAAATGTCGTCGCCACCAAGTAGTTTGGGGTCAACGCCACATCAAAATTACTGGCCCCACCAACCGGGTTCCAGCCCCACTGCAAATCTCGTGACCCGCCTGTCAAACTACCACTAGCGTTTGTTCCTGCCGTGACGTACGTTGTGTCCTTGCGCGGGTTACGCACTGCCTGCGGATCATCCACTGGGTACATACCCAACTGCAACTGCGGCTGATCGGGATCCCAACACACTGGGCACACCATCAAATTGTAAAGCTTTGTCTTGATAACTTCTTTTTTCAAAGCTGTCAATTTAAACTGTTGGCCACACCTATCGCACATGGCGATACTGTTCTTACCAGATGCAAACCGATTACCCATTTACGTACCGCTACCAATAAACATCTGTCTCGGAACAAAACGAACCGAAGCCTTCTCACGATCTTCATCAGCCGCCAACTGCCAAGCTTCATCGTATTGTTGTTTCAAGACAGGTAAGCGCTCAGCGCCCCCTTCAATCTTGAGAGCCAAGTAATAAGCCAAACCTGCCACCATACAAGGCAAGAAGCGGAAAGGGACATCCATCGTGCGTATACCGCCACCAGCATCGTCAATACGGCGCATACGCCAGTAAACAAACTGATACGTGGCACTGTTGTCTGGGGTTGGCCAGAGGGTTACAGAGGGCAGATTCTGCGTGTACACAGCTACGCCTGTTAAATGTTGCACTGCATTTGTGCCGTTCTGCCCACGGAAACAGTTGTAAAGCACGTTGCCAGAGATGTACCCGTACTGGATAGTCTCGGACTCAATCAACAAGAACCCCGTAGCTGGAAGGTTAGCCGCAGAAGTTAATGTAATGGTTGTATCTGTGGCGGTAATCCCGCCGTTAAGAGTGGTGCCAATAGAAGAAGTCTGGCCATCCAAACGCTGATACCACACCTGAATAGGGCGGGCTTGTTGCAGTTTGTTGGGGATCGTGGCGTAAGTAGAAACACTGATACGCGTAATGGTCAGGTCAGCCTGCGTGGATGCGCTACCCGCGCCCGTGCGAATCACATGCTCAAGTAAATCCACTGTGTCTACGGGCAGTGCGTAGGTGTTCAGGCCCGGAGTCAGGTTAATAGTACCCTGCTCAAACGTCCACATGTTGACACCACGGTTTGCCCAATCAGCAAACAGCAAATTCAATGAACGACGGGCTGTACGTAAGTCGTAGCCCGTACGCAACTCCGAACCGGCGCGTTCAAACGCTTCCTCAACCAACTCTGTAAGGTCAAGGTTAAACGCTGCGGTTCCTGAAGTTGTCATCTAAAGCCTGCCGTTTTCTTTGCAATCGTTTTGGGTTGCGCTACGAATTGTTTTCCGGCTTTTTTGCCAGCACGTTTCGCACGCGTTGTCGCAGCGTACTCAGCAGGACTGAGGCTCTTAATCGCAGCACTAGGAAGGTATCGCTCACCCGTGTCAGAAGATTTTTTACCACTTTTGGTTCTCCATTTTTGGTCGCCCCAATCCTTCAATGATTTCTGAGGCGCTTTCAATCTCGGTAACCCCCGCCTGCCGCCTTGTACTTCTTGGCAACAAGCTGAGCTTTACGCGCTGACCACTGACCTGCACCAGTACCCTGCGTTGCTGCGGCTTTTACCTGAGACACAATCTTCTTGCGAAGACTAGGTTTTGTGTAATTGCCAGCCGCATTCACTTTACCGCCTTCAGCGTATTGCGTGAAGTCGGTGTCGTCCCGTCGGGCTTTCTTCTTACCCTTGGGCATTTTAGAAGGGGAGATGTCTCCCATACCGCGACTGGCCATCATGGTTTAGCACATCTTTCCACGGGTCTTGCCTTTGGTGGCAATACCGTCAGCGCGTGAAGAAGCAGAACCGCCGTTTTTCATACCCATAGCAGAACGAATGCGCTCGTTAACAGAACGCTTGTCGGTGGTGCTGCTGCCGCTTCTGGCGCTCTCACGATTTGCCTTTGCGCGCTCTGACACGGACATTTTGGTTTTGTCGGAAGATGGCATCTGTGATTCTTCAAAATCACGGCGACCACTTCTAATATTAGAGGCGTCAATAAGTTTAGTCTCAGGCTCGTCAAAGCCTCTTCTTACGGCTTTAGGCTTTGTTTTAGGCTTCGTTTTAGGCTCGGCTTTTGTTGTGTAAGAGGTGCCAGACTCGCCATATTCTTTGGCGTTCGGGTTTTTCAACGCCATGTCTTCGCGTTTATTTGCCTCTTCCATTGCGTCTATTTCACCGCCATCGTCGTAACGTCGTTTCATGTCGACTCCTTAGCAGGCTTTGCCGCCCATGTTCATTTTAACCATCTTACCCTTGGTTTTGCCTTTTTCAGCAATACCGTCTTTGCTAGGGGCGGCGGTCTTGACCTTGCCCATCGCCATACCGCCACCAGCCATTTTTTTAGCAGGAGCGCCTTTTTTCTTAGCAATCATTGCCATGAAGCCAGCATTCATTTTGGAAGCCATAGTATCACCACCTTTTGAAAATTTGCGACCCTTGTCCGCAGTTGTAAAATCCTTGCCCACAGACTGTGGGACTCCTACTTTCTTAGCAAACGATGGCGAATTTGCAATCGCTGCCATGAAATTGTGTTGCTTCTTACTCGTCGACGGCATTGTCTGCCTTCTTGCGTTTTGTCAGTTCACGAACCGTGTCAGATTCCCAGATACGAAGCCCAAGATAAATGATCGTGAACAGAGAAGCCAAAGGCGGAAGCCACGTAGCCATAACGCCAACAGTTGTTAAGACTGCTGCGCCATCTGCAACTACTTTAGCTGTGTCGTGCTGAGTCATACCATCCGCCCTTTTGTCTTGCCTTTTGTAGCGCAGCCATCAGCCGCAGTTACATAGCCACCATCCTTACAGTTCCAAGCCCTCAAAGACTTATTGATCCGTGAATCCGGATCGTTGGCCGTCTTCTCGCTTGTCAGCTTCTTCTTCATGCCACTCATCCTTGCACAGAAAGAGTCGCGCCGTGAGCCGCCCTCGGGTTGAGGTGCTTTCAATCCGGGTTTCCCGGGGTTGGCCGCGTTGTACGAGGCTCGCCCCTTGGCGTTCAAACCACCCTTCTCGGATTTGCCCTCTTTGCGAGTCCATGCTGGAGACTTAGCCATAATAAATATTGGCAGAAATTAGATTGGACATGCTCAAGTAGATACCGTTTTTAACAAGTATCCCTTCGCCGGGAATCAGTACAAAATTACCAAACCCATCACCTGCACCAACATCGTAACTAGCAAGCCACAAAGATGCGTATGCCGCCACTGTTCCGCCCGCAATAGTTCCAGAATTGATGTCTGTAATTGTAAAAGTGTCTGCGCCCGTGCGTGTGACTGAATAGTTGCCGTTTGTGCCGGATGTTCCGCTTGCTGTTGCAAAAGTAATTCCAATCACGTCTCCGGTAACCAAACCATGGGCTACCTTCGTAACGGTAATAACCGCAGCAGTCCTTGCGTACGTAGCGGCTACAGGGGCTGTAGTCGTGTCAAAGATGTCCAGTGTTCCAGCCGTAGCCGTACCAACCATAGACACAGCTTTGAGCCTGTTGCGCCCTAAAACAACAAAACCAGAGTTGTTAAGGTGCCCCGATTTAACGTCTGTTTGCATCATAATCAATCTCCTTTAAAAACGGGGCCGAAGCCCCTTGGGTTGATTAGGAGTTAGCGAATGGTGTGGCAACAGAGCCAGTGCCCAACACCATGCCAGTGACCATGTACTTGTTAGCGGCAATGGCAACGATTTGAACCCATGAACCTGCAACACCGCCAGTGGTAGTGCCATTTAAGTTAATGAAATCATTAGCAGCGGCGGCGTTAAAACCAACCAATGCTGCGCCGTCGGTATCGGCGTCATTCATCACAATTGTGCCAACGTATTTATCAGTGCCGTCTGTACCAATCTTCAAAGAGCTTGTAGAGATGGTAGTAGGAACCCAGATTGTGTAAACAACGCCTTCGTTATTGGCTGTACTTGGGTCTTGACCGGGGCCAGATGTAACGGGATTAGTTGAAACATTGATTGCGGGTAATGTCAATGTCAATGCCGCTGCCAAAGAACCACCAACAGCGATGATGCGACCGCCATGAGCTTCGGGAGTTAATGTGGTGCTTGTTGTGATGTCAACGATAGACGCTGGGCCTTGTTGATAAATGCCACCCAATGAACGAACTGGGCCTTGAAACGTAGTGCGTGCCATGATTTTTCCTTACATGCAAGTTGGGGTGTTCTGTCTGCATGTCGTCAGCCGGGACTGTCAGAACACCGGATAAGCCCGGAATAAAGTCAATATACACCAAAAGAAAAGGGGGCACAAGGCCCCCCTTCAAATATTTTCGAAGAAATATTAG